GTTTTAATTTTGTTAAATGCAGACAACAAGCCTTCAATGATCGGCGTAAACACTGTGACAATTGTGTTGCCCACGGAAGTGATAACGCCGCCCAAGCCTTTGCCGTCAAGGCTGCGATCGAAGACGAGAAGGCACAGACACAATTGGCATTGGCGTTGGAAAATGCCACAGGTGCAACCCAGGGACAAATTGCAGCCACTGAGAAATCAATTCTTCAAATGTCACTTGCCACTGGTGTGGCTGATGATCAATTGCGTCCAGCGTTGCAACGTTTGGCGTTGTCTACAGGCGACACACAAAAAGCACAGGATTTACTTTCAGTCGCATTAGACGTTAGCACGGCGACAGGCAAACCCCTGGAAACCGTTGCAAACGCATTGGGCAAAGCTTATGACGGCAACACCGCTGCACTAGGCAAATTAGGCATTGGAATTTCAGCTGCTGAATTAAAGACAATGAACTTCACGGAAGTTCAAGGCAAGTTGACAAATTTGTTTGGTGGCGCAGCCGCTGCAAACGCTGAAACTTATTCAGGACGTATCGCACGCATGCAGGTTGCCTTCGACGAAGCAAAAGAAACAATTGGTTTTGCCTTGTTGCCAATTTTGGAAAAGGTCATCAATTTTATCAACACAAATGCGTTGCCTGTCATCAACGCGTTTTCAGGTGCATTCAGCCTAGACGGCAAAGGCTTGGGCGGCGTTATCACTTCCGTGGGCAACACAATTGTCACAGTGTTTACGCCGATCATTGAAGGCTTGTTGTCTGCATTTAACAAAATTAAAACTGCTATTTCAAACAATAGTGAAGCGTTTTCAGCGTTTGCCGAAATAATCCAAACCTACGTCGCCCCGGTGGTCGGTACAGTTTTGGGTGGTGCAATCAAAGTCGTTGGCACTGCCGTCAGTGGTGTAATCAATTTAATCGGTAATGTCGCGCAAGCAGTGGTGACCGTTGTGAATGGCGCAATTTCTGCCGTCAACGCGCTAATCGCTGCCTATAATAAAATTCCAATTCTCCCTGACATTCCATTGATTCCAAAAACAACCGCACCAACAATCACCGTTCCGAAAGTTACTGGCAGTTCAACGGGAACAACAACAATTCCAAAAATCGCCGTTCCAAACGTCACTGGTGGTTCAACCGCTGGTGGCGGTGGTGGCGGTGGTGGGGGCGTTGCTTCGGTTGTTACTTCAACGGCAGCAGCAGCGGTCGCGTCAAGCAACGTTGTGACTGGCAGTTTCAATGCAGGTTCATTCCGCGCAGCTGAAGCCGCTTCAATGGGCACAACGATCAATTTGACCGTAACTGGCGCGCTGGACAAAGAAGGCACTGCCCGCACAATTGTTGAAACCTTGAATGATTCTTATTACCGCGGCACGGGTGGTGCAGGAAGCCTTCAAATAGCATGACGCAATGGTCACCAATTTGGAAAGTGACAATTAACGGCGTTGAATACACCGACGCCGTTTTGGCTAACTTGACGGTTCGAAGTGGTCGAACAAACATTTATGAGCAGGCGCAAGCGGGATACGTCAACATTCAATTGATAGACGTCAATCAAACGGCAATCCCCGTCCAAATCAATTCGACGATTTCGATTCAGGTGCAAGATACGTCAGCAACCTTCGTGCCAATCTTCGGTGGCAACGTTGTTGACATTGGACTTGAAGTCCGTGACGTTGGTTCGACCATGTTCACGCAGACTTATTCGATCACCGCATTGGGCGCATTGGCACGTTTGCCAAAGGCGTTGACCAATGGCGTGCTTTCCAAAGAATTTGACGGTGATCAGATTTATGACATTTTGAGCGACGTTTTGTTCAATACTTGGGCAGACGTTGCTGGGTCAGTCACCTGGGGGACATACACCCCAGCGGGCACAACCTGGGCAACGGCTGAAAATAATGGCTTGGGTGACATTGACCGCCCTGGCAATTACGAATTGGCAGCCCGATCAACTGATCGAACCGACGTTTATTCATTGGTTTCAGCATTGGCGACGTCGGGGCTGGGCTACCTATTTGAAGACGCCCAGGGGCGCATTGGGTACGCAGACAGTACGCACCGCACCCAATACCTAGACACCAACGGTTACGTCGATCTCACGGCAAACCATGCACGCGCGGCAGGACTTCGAATTCAGACCCGTGCAGGGGACGTTCGAAACAACGTAACAATCAAATACGGCGCGACCAGCAGCAGCGAACGATCTGCCAGCGACACCGATTCGATCAACGAATACGGGCAACTTTCCCAAATTATCACGACAACCTTGCACGATGCAGCTGACGCAACCAGTCAGGCAAATTTTTATTTGGCACTTCGAAAGACACCGCAACCAGTTTTTTCCGAAATTACATTTGACCTGACAAATCCTGAATTAGACAATGGCGACCGCGATAACCTGATCAATGTTTTCATGGGTATGCCAATTGCGGTCAATGATTTACCTTCAAACATGGGGTCTATCTTTCAAGGTTTTGTCGAAGGTTGGGCATTCCAAGCCGCCTACAATCGACTTTCAGTGACATTGACTGCAACACCAACTGCCTACTCATTACAAGCATTGCCGTGGGCAGAGATTTCAAACACATTTACCTGGTCGGGCGTGTCGCCAACGCTTGACTGGGCACGTGCAACAATTATCACCTAAGAAGGAGAAAACATGGCAAACCCAACGACAAATTTCAACTGGCAAATGCCGACATCAAGTGACTTGGTCACAGACTTGCCAGCCGATTTTGAAATTTTCGGTCAAGCCGTAGACACAACATTGGTCGACCTAAAAGGCGGCACAACAGGTCAGGTGTTGTCGAAGGCTTCAAATACCGACATGGATTTCACTTGGGTTGCACAAGACGATTCAAACGCAATTCAAAACGCAATTGTTGACGCTAAGGGCGATTTAATCGCAGCAACCGCAGCTGATACACCTGCCCGCCTAGCGGTTGGTTCAAATAACACTTTTCTTCGCGCTAACTCATCAGCATCTACAGGTATTGAATGGGCTGGAAGTTACACAACTTTTACTCCAACATACACAAATTTGACTGTTGGAAATGGAACAAATGAAGGTCGTTATTTAAGAGTAGGAAACACAGTTCACGTCACACAAAAATTAGTTTTTGGATCAACGACATCAATTACAGGTAATGTTTCATTGTCTTTTCCAATAAGTACAATAACAAATACAAACATTGCTAACCTTGGAGGAGTTCATTTTCTTGATGCGGGTGTTGCACTTTACATTGGCACCGTTCAACAAAATGACGCGACAAGTTTTTATTTGACAACTCCAACTACTACAGGAACTTATTTAGTGGGTAATGATTTACTAAATGCTACTAGACCCTTTACTTGGTCAACGGGTGATGGTTTTTATTTAACTTATACATATGAGGTGGCGTAAATGACATTTGAATTTAATCCAATCTTTCCAGATGCAACCAATGAGCAAAAGTGGGAACAAATAAAGTTATGGCGTAACGCTGAATTATCACGCACCGACTGGACAATGCACACAGACGCGCCAACTGACAAAGTTGCGTGGGCTGCTTATCGTCAAGCATTGCGCGACTTGCCTGCACAAGGTGGAAAAGCAGACGACGTAGAATTCCCAACCGTGCCATGACTTACCCGCAAGGCACAAACGCACGCTTGATCGAAGTTGCAGCAGCTGAAGTTGGCACAATTGAAGAAGGCGACAACCTGACAAAGTACGGCAAATTCACAAAGGCAGACGGTTTGCCCTGGTGCGGTTCATTTGTCAACTGGTGTGCAAACGAAGCAGGCGTCAAGATTCATTCAGTCGTTTCAACTGCAATTGGCGCACATAAATTCAAAGAGATTCAACGCTGGTCAGGCATGCCGCAATTGGGCTACCTGGCATTCATGGATTTTCCACATGACGGCGTTGACCGCATTTCACACATTGGAATTGTTGTGGGGCTGATCGATTCAAAGACATGTTTGACGATCGAAGGAAACACCAGCGGGACAGGCGACCAGCGCAATGGCGGCATGGTCATGGTAAAGGTT